CTTATAGACACTTTAAATACTAAGGAATTAAGAGTTAGGGTTACGAATGCTGCCGATATTTGTGCTTGTATGGGTGACTCTGGACAACTAATGGTTGACGATAGACCGGCTACAGGTGGTTTCAATACTCGAAGAGATGGAGGACTTGGACAACTAATGGTTGACGATAGACCGGATACAGGTGGTTTCAATACTCGAAGAGATGGCGGTCCTGGTAGTGGTGGTAGAATAAGAGACTTAGGAGGAGCGCTCCTGCTGGACCCGATTTCGGTTACTGCGCCTCTTCTTACCCAAAATACACGAGACTTTTATACGGAGTTGGGAAGCGTAAAGAGTACTATTTCTGAAATGCCTACTGTTTTAAGCGACCTTAATGTTGCATTACAAGAGTCCGGTATTAATCTCGGTCAAGTTGGGGCTACGGCTGCTCTTACTTTTGGTGGAATTTTGGCTGCGACGGGTGATTTTGGAACCGCGTTACTTGGTACTTTTATTCAGATTTTTACCCAAATTATAGCTCAATCGTTTGCCAGTAGTTTTAGTTTTGCTGCTTCTGGTGGCTTAATTGGAAAACATATGGATGTTATGGGTGTTCAAAGACTTCAAAGTGGCGGATCAGTGGCTTACAGAGACCGTGTTCCAGCTCTGCTGGAACCAGGAGAGTTTGTTATCCGCAAACCGATTGCTCGACAAATTGGCGGACCTGCGCTTGAAAGAATGAATGCAACTGGCGCTGGTGGTGGAGGAATGCCTGAAATAAGTGTTAATGTAAAAAATGAAGGAACACCGAAACAAGGAGATGCCAGTGTTCAGCCTTCTTTCGATCCGAAAGAGTTTGTTGTTGATATTGTTTTGAAAGATTTGCGTAATAATGGGCCGATTAAACAGTCAATGCGGTCTGGTACCGGGAGACGCTAATGGCTACTGCAACTTATCCTGCTGACGCTACTCTTAATGCTCTAAGTTTTTCATCTACTGGAATTGCTAGTTACACAGCTAACGGAAGTCGAACTGACTATAATTTAGCTGAACCAGTTAAGTTTAAAGGAGAAGCTATTGTTCAGTTAAGTGGGATTATTCAGGCTCCTACTTCATATAGTATTAGTAATAATTTTAGTACCATTAATTTCTTTTCTCCTCCGGCTAACGGTGTTAAGGTTAAACTTACTTCTGTTACTTTACCTGACCGTTTTACTACTATTCGTAGTTTTCCTACTACTTTAGTTGTAGAATATAACGATAATAGTAGTGATGCTAATAATATTGTAGACAGTAATACTTTTGTTATTAACGGTAAAACTGTAGATTTCCGTATTCCTGTAGGAGCAGAAGATATTGCTAATGAGGATGCGTTAGAGGTGGTGATTCAGGGTGTGGCACAGCCTACTACTGCTTTTATTTATCCCAGCGGTAACGCGGCTCTTTCTGATGTTACTGTGCGTATTGCTAATCCTACGAGTACAAGTTTAGCTGCTTCGGTAGCTAATGCTTTTACTGCTGCTGAAATTGACGTTTTAACAATTCGAGCATTTGTTAGTAATATTACTAAAGACTTTTTGAGTTCGATGGCCGATAGAAAACCTGATCGAGGCATTGAAACTAATAAAACATTTGATGTTATTACTTTTGCCTCACAAGCTGGTTACGAAAAGAGACGATTACGTAGTCGCCGACCAAAAAGAGATTTTAGTTTAGAATATACTAATGTGAGCGGGTTAGAAAAGGAGGCAATTGAAGGTTTTTACGATGCTCGTAAGGGTACTTTTGAAGCGTTCTTTTTTGATCTCACTCACGTTAATCAATTGGGGACTGTAATTACTAGGTTTGAAGGGCCTTTGGATATTAGTCATGATTACTCTTTAGACTCTACTAAACAAAATAACTTTTATAAAGTTAGCTTCGCTTTAAAAGAAGTATTTGACTAATGTCTACTCGCACTTATGATTATAAGCTATTTCTTAAAGCAGCTCAAAATTTTACTGTTGGGCTACAAGCAATTGGTAATACTTCTGAAACTTCTGGAGAGATTATTTTTCAAGATTTGGCTAATAATCTTTTAAAAGTCAAAGTTAATAACCTTGTCAATGAATATGAAGTGGGGGAATTTGTTCATTGTAATGTGATTCAAACTACTGGTACTACTGCAGCGGGAGTTCCTTTTTCAGCTATTCAGTTTTACTCTAATGCTGCGACCACGACTGTTAATGGAAATAACTTTATTATTAATGGGGCAACTAATACTTTTGCTCTTCCTACCACGACTGATGATGGAGAAAGCGCAACTGACTTTGCTAATTTAAATGCGTCAGAGATCACTGTTAAAGTGGATGGGATTCCATTAAGAAAAGATTTAATTATTTATCCCAGTACTAATGCTCTTAACGGTTTAGGACGGGCTGGATTTGATATTGTTCCTTTTATTTTTGAACCTGGAGAGGGTTTGATATCTATTAAAACTGATTCAGAAGGACGAGGGGTTGGCCCTAACGGTCAAATTGTTGATGCTGCTAATACACAACAAAAGTTTATTGAGGCTTTTGAACAGAGAGAACGACAGGTTCCTGTAAATCGGGATAGGAGTGGACGAATAAGAACAGGTAGTAAAGGACAACAACTTCCAGGCTTTGCGACTGAAACATTTGATGTAGCAGTTCGTAATGTTAATAATAATTTTGTTACTGTTGCCACTTTTCCTCAAAGTAAAGATGCTAATTTGTCGGTTAGAATTGTTAGTGGTAATACCGAGTCTGTTCCCTACAACGCTCCTGTATTTTCAGAACAAAATACAATTGCGGTCACTAAACTTTTACGTTTAGATACTTCTGGGTTCGTCCGTATTAAAAATGCTTTTGAACAACCTCCTTTAGTAAGGTTATATGATATTTTCTATCCTGGAGAATGGTTTCCTGCTAACGGAGCTGGAAACCCGACAGGGGAAGGAGATGGGTTGGCGTGGCCTTTTGGTTTTCCTTATCGTTTTGCAGAGGTTCGTGGGGATACTATTTCTGATATTTCTTACAGGGCTTATTATGATGGTGATTCTTATCTATGTTATCCCATAGATTCTGGAGGCATCGGCCTATCTCAAAGTGGAGAGGTTAATCAAACTAGTGTAAAAATTGCTAACTTCGATTCGCTAATTGCTCAAATTGTAGAAGACCCTTTTTTAGTTGGTAATTGCGCTAATGCTGCTTATGGAACAGTTAATTTTGAGATTTTAGGCAATCTTGATCCTTATACTATTCCTACTAATGCTCTTTTTGATCAGGATGTGGTAGATAGTGATTACGCTGGCACTGTTAATGCTGCTATTACTTATGACCGTTGTTCTACTATTGGTGGGACATGGGTTCCTGGAAAAGCTGATTCAAGGGATCTGTTAGGTGGTGTAGTTAGAATTAAATCTACTTTTGCAAACTTTTTAGATTATTGGCCTGAGTACAGTAGTATTCTTTCTTTAAATGGTAATGTGGTAGAACTTTACAGCACAGCTCCTTATCGAATTGGAGATAATGTTACGATTAAGGGGTCTCGGGGAAATCATGCTAATGTAGTAAATATTGTCGGTAACTTTATTGAAACTAGCGTACCATTTTCTAATGTTGGTTTGGGGACTCCTCTATTTATTGTAAATCCAGACGCTGATACAGATGCTTATGTGGAAGATGTTTTTAAAGTCGATCAGCTTCAAAGTTTGAATGGGGCATTTGCAGAATTTAACTTAACTAGTTGGTTACAATATTTTAAGCTTAGTTTTCCTCGACGTAAATATTATAAGAATACCTGCCCTTGGATTTATAAAGGAGAAGAATGTCAATATCCCTCAGATGGAACAGGGTTAATTCCTGGAACCTCTGGAGAAACTGTTTTTAGAGCTAACGGTTTCTTTACTGATAAAAATGTTTCTGTTGATACTGTTAAAGCTAACGATGTTTGTGCAAAAAGTTTTGTTGCTTGTAAGTTAAGAAATAATCAGATTCATTTTGGTGGATTTATTGGTACAGGTAGAACTATTCCTCAAGGTTAATGCAAAAATATCGCAAATATTTAGGTCGTCAGCACGATTATTTTAATACTAATTGTATTACCTTAATTGCAGACATTTATCAGGAAGAATTACAAAGAGATGATTTTAAAAAGATTTGGGATTATTTAGAGATTAAAGAAGGTCATCCTGAACAAAAAAGTCGTTGGTGGAAGATTTATACTTTACAAAGGTTATTAGAGTGTACTAAAGAGTATGCTACAGAAGTAAAAGATATTACGCAGTTACAAGAGTATGATGTTATTATGTTTAAGAGTGAAAAGAGCAGTCCGCTACATTTCGGCATGTACATAGGGCAAAATATGATGATTCATATAGAAGAGAAGTCCTATTCTCGAATTGATATGTTAAATCAAGATTGGAGAGAAAAAATTTACGGTGTCTACAGACGAAAAGTGGTATGAAAAATATGTTGGGTTTCCTTATTTACATTTAGGGAACGACATTCATGAGGGGATAGACTGTTTTAATTTAGTACGTTTAGTTTATAGACAAGAACTGAGTATTGATATTCCTTATGATACAAGTGATTTTTGTGATATTTTAGATGAACAATGGTATAACAAAACTCATGATAGACCTTTTGAAAAAGGAGCAACTTTGAGATATGGTTGGGAAAAGACTGATGTTCCTGAAATATACGGTCTTATTATAATGACTATTGGATCTACGAATTGTGCCAATCACTGTTCTATCTATGTAGATAAAAATAAAATGTTACAAACCATGTTAAATCACTCTTCTTGGATTGCTCCTTATGGGCGTTATTACAAACAATACACAATAGGAACTTACAAATGGAATCCGGTACATATGAAAATTTAATTAAGAGTATGCAACAGCATGCTGAGAAAGAGAATCCGAAAGAGTGTTGCGGCATTATTACTACAGATTTTTCGTATGTTCCTTACGATAATTTGTCGTCCGATCCTGAGAACTTTTTTGCTTTAGATCCGATGGCTTTTGTAGATCATCCCGATGATTGTTGGGGAATATTCCATTCTCATCCTGGACAAGCTAATCCTTTACCTAGCGAAAATGATATTGCTAGTACCTCATTTGAACAATATCGGTTTGTAGTCGGGTGGAAGGAAAAATTTTATTTATATTGGTATGATAGGAGTATAGATTCATTAAGATTTAAAAAGTTTACTGAGAAACACCTATGTCCTTAGTGACTCTTAAATTTCATCCCAATATTCAGAAATACACTGATGGGGTTGCTCAACATACTGTTGAGGTAAAAGACTTAGTCGATGTTCGTAGTGCATTAGAGACTTTATTCCCTACTTTGGGTTTTCATATGAGACGAATTCGTTCTGGAGCGAATAAAATAGAAAATATAGCTTTGGTGGGTAAGAATAGAAGAATTTTACAAAGAGATGATTATAATCTAAATTATTTAAAAAAAGACGATACAGAATTGAGTGTGGTTCCTCTTTTTATTGGAGGTGGCAAGGCAGGAAAACTTATTATCGGAGCTGCGTTAATTGCTATTGCGATTTGGCAACCACAGTTTCTTTTCGGAGCTTCAGGTGTTTTAGGTCCTGGTGGGGCTTTGGGTTTTTTAGAATTGACTCAAGGATCTTTTTATTTGGCAGGGATAAGTTTAATTTTTTCTGGAATTTTAGGTTATATTATGAAACCTTCTAAACCTGATTTTCAAGGACAACAGACTAGTGATACAGAGGCTCGACGGGATAATAAAATTTTTAGTGGTTTAACTAATACGATAACTTCTAATACTCCAATCCCTATGGTATATGGAAGAACTCGTGTAGGCGGTCAGTTTATAAGCGGGGAAATTAGAAGTTTTCAGCATGGGAGAAACGAAAGTGTTAGAGTCTCAGACTCTTTTCCGGTAGGAGCAACGTAAATGGCTGCTGTTACTCTTAAGTTTCATCCTAATTTTCATAAGTATACTAACGGAGTTAAAGAACATACTGTTGAGGTTAATGACTTAATTGATGTTCGTAATTCTATAAGTTATTTATTTCCTGCTTTGGGTATCCATATGAAACGGATTCGGAGTGGGGATATTAAGTTAGAAAATATGGCTTTGGCTAATAAACGCAGAAGGCTTTTAGATACTGAAGATTATTTTTTAAATCGTTTAACGGAAGATGATACTGAGTTTTACATTGTCCCCTTGTTTATTGGGGGAGGTAGAGTAGGACAAATTCTTTTTGGGGTAGCTTTAATTGCTATTGCTCTTAATCCCCCAGCGTTTCTTTTTGCTGCTCCGAATATTTGGGGAGTCGGAGCGGGTATTCTGTCGCCAGGAGTTGGCGGTATCGGGGCCGGGGCTTTAGGATTTTTAGGTATTACTCCTGGTTCTTTATTTCTTGCTGGGATAAGTCAGATTTTTCAAGGAGTTTTAGGGTTTTTTATGGAACCTTCTAAACCCAAAGTGCAGGGACAGCAAACGACCGAGACTGAAGCTCGAAGAGAAAATAAAATTTTCACAGCTTTAACTAATACAACTGCTTCTCAAACTCCGGTGGCTATGATTTACGGAAGAACGCGGGTAGCAGGTCAATTTATAAGCGGAGAAATTAGAAGTCTTCAGCACGGAAGAAATGAAACAATAAGAGTAGCAACTCAATTTCCAACAGGAGCAAGTTAGATAATGCATATTGAATATATAACTCCATACGCAGCCCCTCAAATTTGGGGTGCTAAAGGCGGTTGTTTTCCTGCAGATACTTCAGTATTAACACCTTCTGGCAGTACACCTATCCAAGACTGTCAGATAGGAGACAAAGTTTTATGTTACACTCCGGATGGAGAGGTGATGTCTCGTCCCATTACTGAGGTAGAAACACATGCGAAGCAAGATTTAATAGAGTTTGTTTTTGGAACAGCTAACTTAGTATTAACTCCGAATCATTGGGTATTAAAAGCATCAGGACAGTACGATTATGCCTTTAACTTTGAGGTTGGGGATTACTTAGTTGATTTAAAAGGCGAATCTCAAAAGATTTTGTATATTAACTCTATTCCTAAACAAGTTGTTTATATAATAACTGTTCAGGATTATCATACATTTTTTGCCGATGGTTTTCGAGTTCATAATAAAGGAGGAGGTAAAGGAGGAGGTTCACCTGCGCCTGCTCCTACTGAAGAGCCAAATAATTTATTTTCGACGGATATTGTTTTTGCTACTATCGCTCTAGGAGAAGGACCCATTTATAGAGTTAATCCTTTAGGGCCTCAAGATATTGAAATTAACGAGGGAACTATTGATGATTTAATTAATTTGGATGGAGATGGGCAGGAAAATACGGATGTTTTTAAAACTATTACTCGTACTGGAACTTTAACTCAGGTAGAAATGCCAGTTTTTGGGCAAAGAACCGCAATTCCACAACAATTGGCAAGTAGGGTTTTTTTAAGAAAGGGTAATGTAGAGGGAATTCCTAAATCGGAAGTTATACTTCAGAATACTAGTATTGATGATTACTCAGAATTAATTTTTACTTTTGAGATTCAGGCTCTTACCAGAGTAGATGAGCAAGGAAATATTTTTAACAAAGATTTGAATATACAGATTGAAGTTTTTGATCGCACGGGAACTACTGTATTGGGAGAGAAAGTAGTACGTGAGTTTAATAATAAAACAAATGTTCCTTTTCAGTTTCAAATTCAGTATCCTATTCCTAAAGCAAATCGTAGTAGGGCTGGTTATAAATTTACTATTAAAAAAATATCTAACGATTCAGACTCTTCTCGTATTCAAGATTCCATTAGTTTCCAGACATGGTTAGAAGTTAAGGATGAGGTTTCTGCTTATCCTCGAACGGCGGTAATCGGGTATTCTTTATTAGCTTTTAATGAGCACGTAGGAGGGGTACCGACTTTTACCAGTGTGGTAAAAGGTTTGTTAGTAAAAGTTCCTAGTAATTATAACCAACCAATATTGTCTACTGGAGAGGTTGATTGGAGAGAGTTGGAGTTGCCCGAGACAGGAGTTAATGGTTACACTACAAACGGGTATCGACTTCAAAGTTCAGGAACAGGTACTTTAAAAACTGATCTTAATCCTCAAATTTACAAAGGAGTGTGGGATGGTAGCTTCACTTTTTCTTGGACGCAAAATCCTGCTTGGATAATTTACGACATCTTAACTAACAGTACTTATGGTCTAGGAATACCGGATGGTAATATTGACATATTTCAGTTTTATAAGGTAGCCCAATACTGTGACGGAGTTGATGCAGCAACAGGAAAATGGGTTGGGGTAGATGGAATCTCTGATGGCACTTTTCGGCATAAACCTCAAGGTAAGTTTGGGACAGTTCGAGAAACTTTAATAGGAATAAATGAAGGTATTAATATAAAAGAAAGACGTTTTATTTTAGACTTGTTATTAGCTGACCAGCAACAAGCTTTTGATTTAATAAATCAGATTTGTGGTACTATTCGAGCTATCATTATATATAGCGGAGGAAAATTATCTTTACAGATTGATATGCCTGATGAAATACCTATTATGATTTTTAATGAAAGCAATATGAAACCTGATTCAGTACAGATTAGTGGTATTAGTGAAAGTGAGATTATTACAGGATGCGATGTTAATTACGTTAATGTAGCTAACCACTATAAAAGAGAAACGATTAGGGTTGATGATCCCACCTCGGTGGATACTCTTAACCAGATTGAAAATATTAAAAATTTGGATTTACCTGGAGTAACACGACGTAGTCAAGCAGTAAGATACGCTCAATATATGATTGCCGCGAGTAAGTTTGTAAGACGAAAGATTGGGTTTGAAACTGATACGTCAGCTTTATCTTTAGTACCAGGAGACTTGATTGCAGTTCAGCAACGGTTGGCAGGAACTGCTTGGGGTTTTGGAGGGCGAGTAAGGGCAAATTCAGCTTTAAGAGGGTCGAGTAATACTCACACTGTTCAAACTTCCAATGTATTTTTAGAGCATTTTACTGCTCCGGCTATTACTTCCGCCGTATTTACGGCTAATACTTTTCCAGTAGGAATGCGGATTTTTAATAATCGTAATGATGATATGAGATTATATATTGTTAGTAATAATCATTACGATATAACGAGTACTGGTACTAAAGCAGACGGAACGTCTAACGTAAGTGGGGGTTCAGATTCAGTTACGGTTAAGGCTTTGGAATATTATGATTTAAAGACTCGAACTTGGAATGTCAATTTTGCATGGACAGCTAATACCGTACCTGCTCGTGGAGATATGTGGAATTTAGGAGAGGTTAATCCTGACAATTTTTACCGTGACACTACAGATAAGTTGTTTAAAGTTAGCGACGTTCAACGAGACGAGGATGAGAAAGTTACAGTTACGGCAGCTGAGTATATTGCTAATGTTTATATTGACTCAGATACTGCTATTAATTATACTCCAGTTCGTTATGTAGATACTTATAGTCCTCTGGTTGCGCCACCAGCTCCGCAATTTATATTAACACCTAATCCTCGACAGCTTCCAGACGGAGGAGTGGTAACTGATATTGATATTTCTGATAGTACGGATGTTACTAACTATCCTATTGCAATTAAGACTATTTACGAATATGCTGTACCAAGTGCAGTCTCTGACATTTTAACGGTGAATCCATAATGGCGACTTTAAATTTTAAAGCATCTAATACTAGTCAGTTTTCTAATAACCAAGTTGCAGTGTTATTGGGAAAGAATAATTTTCAAACTATTTTTGGTTCCATTCCCCTTTTAGCTAATGCTGTTAGCGTAGTGGATGAAGACCCGATTAAGAGGCCAAATGGTAATATTAAATTTACTTTGGTAGGATTTAACCAGTTACATGATTACAATTTTGATAAACACGTTTTAGCGGTTAACGACAAGACTTTTAAAGCTGCTAGCGGAACTATAAAAGGTGATGATTACGTTACTGTTCCAGTAATTGATAAAACTACTGATATTACTCAGCCAGATTTTCCTGGATCAATTGGAGGTACTGTTACAGAACTAACTTATAACATTGTAGGATCTGATATTATTACAAATACCGTAAAAATTGTTAACGATCATTCCGGGGCAAAAACTTTATTTTTAAAATTAAAAGATCCTCCATTTTATGTTACTTTTCAACAGTTGATTGATAAAGATCATTTAAAGGGGGCTACCACGTCAACTACCTCTGGTTGGAGACCTAACACTCCAAAAGCTGGTAATGTTTATATAGCAGGCTCAACAAAGACGTTAATTTTAGAGAACAATGTTTCTGGATTTACAGGAGCTAAAACTTTACCTTTAGGAGTAGATGTTAAGTCTAAAAATTTTATTAAATTTTTTGTGGATGGGATTCAACAAGAAGATGATTCTTATACGTTTACTTTAGATAGTGATACTATAACTTTTGATTTTGGATCGGTTGCTGGGGCACAACGAAAAACAAGAACTGAGGCTACTTACTATACTGTTCCTGCAGTTGAAAAAGGCGATAATATAACTCTTTTTACAGGTAATACATATGCTGTCTCGAATGTAAGTTACGATCCGGCTTTTGCTACTGATTATAACGCTAGGATAACTGCTAACACTATTTATCGAATCACTTTAGGAGAGTCTTTAAAAGCTAATGTGGGAGGACGCACTATTCTTAACGTTACTCCTAATCCTTCAGGTTTTATTGGTAATGTTATTCAACCAGCAAATACATTTAGTTTTGATTATAATGCTTCTACTTTTCCTGGGAACTGGAATCTAGCTAATAACCAAATATACTCGTTAGCGAGTCAGTTAGAGTTTGAACAAATTTTTCTTGGAGAAACAACAAGAAAAACCATTCCTAATGTTCCTTTCGGTTTAAATGCTGTACGTGCTCGTAATAAAAATTCTGCAGGTCGATTGAGTAAGTTTACTAGTCGGTCTCTTTTTGTTAGACAAATTCCAATTAGAAGAGTGAGAAATTTAGAGATTACTGAAAGTTTCTTTATAGATACGGTTAGGGGATTATCTACTCGTGCTACTATTTCTTTTGATGATATTACTGATCAAAATGTAACTGATTATGAAATTTCATATAAAATTTCAGGAACGCAGCTTATAGGGGGTGTTAATCAGTTTACTCCGATAGCATCTTTTAATACGGTTAAAGTAGACCGGCTCGGAGTTGGAAGTGATGGAAGAATTAGATATACAATTCAAAACGTAACCCGTCTTACTGGAACTAACGTAACTTTACTTGTAAGAGTTACGCCTTTAAATAGACAATTACGCGGAATCCCTGCGGAAGTTTCACAGATTATAATTGGAAAAACAGAGCCTCCGAGTAATGTTAGCGGCTTTATTGTAGGTACAAACTAATGAAAAAGGAAAATGATAGTAATGGCTAACTTAGTTTTTAACTGGGCTCTTCCTACTAAACCAGATGGAACTTTAATAGATCCAGATTTAGAAAATATTGAAATCAGGTTTACTGCGGGAGCTATTGATTTAGCAGATCAAAGTGCTTTGGCTGCGGCTTTTAATCGCTCTCCTCAAATTGCATTAGTTTCTGCGCCAGGCACAAGCGCTGTAACACCTATTCCTGATTTTAATCTAAATACCTATATTGTTTCTACTACTGATACTAGCGGTAATAGAAGTTCTCAGTTTATAGGTTTTCAGTTTCAGGCTACAAGACCTGCTGATCTTGATGTATTCAAGGCGTATAGTGAGGGAGATCCTAAAACTCCATTTGCTACAAGTGCTGTTGGAGAAGATATTACTAATGATAACTCTGGTGATTATCATTGGGCTAGTTTTGCTAATACTGTAACTGACGGATTGGTTTATGGGAGTCGATTGGTAAGCGTTCCTGGACGAAGTACTCCTGTTGATAATGCTAATGCTTCTTCTTCTGGTTGGAGTTCTACTACTGATCCTGATGACTTAGTTGCAACTTCTGATGCCGATTATGTAACACAAGTAAGAGATATAGGTTCTAATGTTACGGGAAAGGTTATTGTAAGTGTCGCAGGTAGCGTTGATACTACCGATACGTGGTCCAGTGCTACGAGATTTGGTGGAAAGGTTGGGTCGGGTACAAGTGATGTTCAAAAAGGTAGACCTGGGGTTCCGGGGGCAAATGTTTTAATAGATAAGGCTATTGTTTTAGGAGCAGGAGGCAATCCTGTTGGAATCGGGGCGTACCTGTTTAATAACGTTATTACTTCTGCAGAAACCATTGCTTTTGATAATTTTGTTACTAAAAGTTTGACTTCTAATGCTACTGATCTTAGTGGCGGTGTTAGCACGTTACCTGAAGCTAAGATATTTTCTGGAAATGTTTATGCGATTTGGAACGAGGGTCAATTTGCCGGAGACACTGCTAACGCTAATTCTTTTGCTTTAATTGCTAATGTAATTAACTCAGTAGCAATTGAGTTAGGAAATACATACGTAGCTACAAATCGTGGACCCCCGCTTGATAACGTTTTTAGTCGGTATCATATTACTGCTAATGCTATGCCTAATGTTACTCAAAATGCTGCTACTTATACTATTGTTAATTTAACTCAGTACGTAGATATAACTGATAAAACTTTTCAAGGCGATCCTTCAGCGATATCTCAGAATGTAGATTTTCGTTTTTCTAAGTCGAACGTCTTTTTATCTAAGGATTTATTTTCGGATGTCACATCTCACGGAAATGTTAATGTTGAAAAGTTTGTTAATTTCAATGTAGCAAGTGGCTTTATGCAAGCTCTTTCTACAGACCAAGAATTTAGATATTTTCAGGTTAGATTAAGAGTAAAGAATAATAACCCTGTCGAAAATGATTATCTTTTAGATAAGCTTAACTATACTGTTGATTTGTTGGATAAGACGTTTAGAAAAAAACAGTTAATTCAAGCTACTAATGTATCTTATGATTATAGTTCAAAAGATTTTAAAAGAGAACCAAGCATATCAGTAACGGTGAGTAATACGGATACCGCGGTATTAGCTATTGTAAGTAGTATTGGCACAAGTACTTCTGTGATTAATTGTTATTTCGCTGCTAATGGTGTTGCAGTTACGAGTAAAAATTACCCTGGAAAAGTAAGCGGGAAGATACCTGTTGTTACTTTAGATGCGGTAGGAATTTAGAAGGAGAATATAAAAAATGTCAACTTTTGACTTTATTTTACCCCCAGCTTCACAAACCTTAGCTGTTTCACGAAGCAACTATAACAGTAGTTTAACAGCGCTTATACAAAGTTACTATGGAACTTCTTTACCTGTGGCGGCAGACGTTAACCGAGAAGGAACCACCGGGTTGGTTAATGGAATGTGGTATCGCGACTCTGCTAATGGAGTAGTTTTTATTAGAGATTCTAATGCTTTTAAAGGGCAAAGCGGGCATGTAACTGGAAATTTTACTCGGGTGGGGATAGGAACCAGAATAGTTTCTACTCTAGCTGTAGCCGCTACTCTTGCGGGTACTGGTCATGCTAAGTTTTCTGCTATTGAAGTTGGTGAGTTAATTTGTACTGTGGGTAATTCTGCCGGATCAGCGAATAATCGTTTGTATTTAAGAACAGCTAATGCTGTTAATGGAATTGCTGATGTTAGTATTCCTCCTGACGCTTCTATTGGAGTAGCAAAATTAAATTGGGATGACCCAGTTCCAATTTATCAAAATACTACTATGGCAAATATTTTTGTTAAAGGAAATCTTGTTCAAAATATAGGTAACGTTGCAAACCAAATAAATGATGTATATATAGGTGGAGCATTTGTACAACCTATACGGGCGCACGTAGGAACGGCTGCTAAGCCAAGCTACACTTTTGATAACGATCCTAACACTGGGTTATTTAGTAATGCTGCTGATTCTATAGGAATTGCTACAGCAGGAGTTCAGAGGGCTTTAGCTAATACAGGCGGTATTTATCCCACTTCTAATAATGCTCAAGATCTGGGTGGGTTGGTTCATAAGTGGCGTGGTATACATGCGGTTAATTTTTATGGAACTGCTACTAGCGCTCTTTACGCTGACTTGGCAGAACGTTTTGAAGCCGATTCGTTATTAGAAGCAGGAGATGTAGTAATGTTAGGAGGAGAAAAAGAAATTACTAAAACCGACAAAGAGAGTACTCCAGAAGTGTTTGGAGTAATTTCTGCGAGTCCAGCGTATGGAATGAATTCCTTGGGGGGTACTGATGAAACACATCCTTATGTAGCTTTGGCTGGAAAAGTTCCTGTAAAGGTAGTAGGAAAGGTAATAAAGGGCCAAAGATTGGTGGCAAGTTCTCAACCAGGTATTGCTATTGCTGCAGAAACTAAGAATATTTTTGCTGTTGTTGGCAGAGCGTTGGAGTCTTCGGATGAATTAGGAATTAAAAAAATTAATTCAGTGGTTGGGAAGTTATAATTTAAAAATTTAAGATTGCCTATTGTAAAAAAATAGAGTATAATTTAATAAGAATAGGAGGTGTTTTGATGTCTGGAAATTCTATGACTTGTTCTACTCCTGAGTGTTCTTGTGATCCGTGTGAATGCACTTCGTGCATACCAGATAGTGGTTGCTGCGAGTGTACAGTAATAAAGGATTAGGGGGATGCCCCTTAAAAAAGGAAAGAATAAAAAAGTAATATCTGGTAATATTAAAAAATTAAAAGAAGAGGGTTATTCACAGCGGCAAGCTATTGCGATTGCTCTTGATACCGCGTGGAGAGCGAAAAAGCCTAAAAAAAGAAAGAAAAAAAGGAAAGTATAAATGCCGCTTAAAAAGGGAAAAGGTCAAGCTGTTATTTATAGTAATATTAAAAAGTTACGGAAAGAAGGGTATACTATAAAACAGGCTACTGCTATTGCTTTAGACATGGCGGGTAAGAAGAAAAAACCTGGGCCTAAGAAAAAGAAGTAATGCCTATAACGTATCGAGGAGAAGGTAATAAAAAGGAGTAATTATGGCTAGAGGAATAGTTGGAAAGAAACCATCTGTAAAAAGACCTGTAAAACAGTCAGCAGTAAAACGGGTTGTAAAACCAAAAGTTGTAAAGAAAGTGGTTGATTTGGGGCCGAAAGTAGAAATTTTTACGGGAGAAGTGGTAACAGGAGAAATAACAAAAGATACGGTGGATACTCCTTTTGAACTAAGTAATGATGTAGATATGGTTTGGGAGAGGATTTGGCAATCACCTTATACTGCGGGCTACACTTATAAGTGTACGTTTAAGATAGGAAATGCTTTAGAAGATTCAACCTGGAAAATTAGAGTCCAAACCGATTGGGATAATCATGATATAACTAAAGAAGTTAAAACTAATCAAACTGTTCCTTGGACTATTTTTACGAACAGTGAAGGTCCTACTGCTGTAACTATTCATATTTATGGTACAGATACTGCTACTCAACAGGGTGCTAAAGGCCAGTTATCTGTTGAATATTCATAAAGGAGAAAATAATGGCGCATAATACAAAGTCAGCAGATTATAAGGCTGGTTATAAACAAGGTTATAATGATCGTAAAGACGAGCAGCTTGCTGCAAAACGTGGTAAGGAATCCGGTAAGAAAATAAGCCTTAAGGGTCGTCGTGATATTGCAAAAGGAACTCGTAAACCTAAAGGTTCATATGGGTTTAAGAAGAAAAAGGGTAAGTAAATGCCAGAAAAGCAAAAAACGATATCCACTAAGAGTAGAAAAGCGACTGCTACGATTGTTCAAAAGATAAAAGGACCTCGTGGAGGAAGAACTCGTTATCGTTTTCCAATGCCTGATAAGGCCCATGCTCGCAATGCTTTAGCGCGATTGCCGCAAGCAAAAGGTCTTTCGGCTGCAGATCGCAAGAAAATTAAAGATCGAGCTTATAAAATGCTTTATGGGACTACTGATTTAAAACGAATTGCAGAAATAAAACGAAAGAGGCGTTAATTCGCAAGATGAAAAATTTAAATTTTGACAACTCATTAAAATCACTGTAATATTAATGTATTAATGAGGTTATTTTTATACCTCTTTAAAGGAGAAAGTAAATGGCGAAAAAAGGAGTAGATGCACCTTCACGGCGTATTCTTACAGTTCCTGGAAAGGGAACAGACCTAATGGGTGAGTATGATCAGACTCCCGCAGGAGGAACTTCAAAAGGACCTCGTGGTGGGACTCATCCGATTAATTCTAATAAGTTGCTAAAACCAGCACCTGGTCTTATTAATGATGGCCCGAAAGTTTGGGGACCGGCATTGCAACCAATTGACGGTGTTTCCAAGGGGCCAACGAAAGCGAAGAAACTTTCTGGTTCACATCCTTGGGCTGGTACTACAGCTAAGGGGTCAATGAGTTAATGGCTGGTTGGATTTTTCAACATCAACGCTTTACTCCTCACCGCTATGCAGGGCCAGCTCATCTAACTGATAAGCAACGAGCGGCTCAGCTAAAGAAAGCGCGTGGGGACGGCGTTATTATGAAAATTGGTTCTATTGCTCAAGGCTTTGTAGAAGATGCTTTGACGACTTTTAGTGATTCTCGCAAGATGGCGCGTTTTCAGTACGAAGAGTTGTCACGTGAAGCAAACAGGGCGCGAGTTAATGAACAAGCTGATCCTGTTGCTCATTTTACATCCGCCAGCGGAAAAGCTGTAAGTTCCCCTTCAGGAAAATTAGGTCCACGTAAGAGTAAATCCACCGGAACTACCTACTAAAATGGTTGATCGCACTACAAAATCTCGTCCTCCTCTATGGCAGAGATTAGATCAACAAGAAAAAATGAGGGGAGGCAACGTTGTTCGTATTGGCGGTGAAGTTCAAGGTTTTACTGAAAATTCTTTATCTTTAAGCCAAAAGCAGCAGCTAACTAGGCAATACGAAAAACAGAGTTGCTACTATGAAACACTTAAAAAAGGGGATTATAAAGGATCTCCTCATGTAAAGGATTTAGTAAAACTAAATCGAAATAAACAATCTAACAAGTTATTATAATGAGTATTGTTTCTGAATTTTTTCAGAGAAGTCAAAAACCAAGTAAATTAAAAAAATTACGCAAACAAAATACGATTTCAGCGGGGTGGAGCTTTGGAGTTGCTAATGCTCCAAAACCAAGAAAAAAAAGAAAAAGAAATTATATCCGTAAGAAGAAATAATTTGTTATATTTACCTACATAAGCTCCTTAAAAGTTATAGGAGCTTATTTTTTGTAAAGGATAAATAGAATGGGAATATCATCGAATCATTTTGCGTATTTGTCTATGTTAGCTTACAAAGACGAAGATGAAATTAAAAAATACGTTGAAGAATCTGAATATACTTATACAGATTGGAAAGGTGATAATGCGGTAATTAAATACACTGATTATCAGGTATTTAACAATGACGGTGCTCAGGCATATGCTTTTTGGAATAAACAGGTGTATGTGATAGCTTTTAGAGGAACTGAGCCGACACAATTAAGTGATGTTTTTGCGGATATGAAAGTATGGAAAACTGAGTCTCAGGTTGATGGTAGAGTACATTATGGGTTTAAGAAAGAGTTAAATAAGATTTGGTCTGATATAAAAGAGTGTTGGCCTATTTTTAAAGATAGAAGACTGTATGTAACTGGGCACAGTCTTGGTGCCGCAATGGCTACTCTTGCAGCTTCTCGACTTAATAAAGGAACCTGTGTTCCAACGGTTTACACTTTTGGATGTCCCAGGGTAGGTAATAAAAAGTTTATAGAAAGTTGTACTTTTGAACATCATAGATTTGTTAATAATAACGATGCTGTTACAAAGGTTCCTTTTTGGTTTTTAGGATTTCGTCATTCTGGAGATTTAAATTATATTAATTATTATGGTAATATTAGACCTTTAACTCCTTGGCAAAAGATTAAAGACCAGTTTAGAGGCAGAGTAAGAGCGTTAAGTAAGTTTCAGTTATTTGACGGTATTTTTGACCATAGCGTTACGCTTTATTATCAAAAGTTAGAAAGGATTTCTAAATAATGTGGTTTTGGTTACTTTCTGCCATCGCAGGTTCTATTATAGGAGGAGCTACTGATTCATGGTTTAGAGAAACAAAGTTAGGAATTTGGTTTTATAAAAAAATGGATCAATTCTATACCTGGGCTAATCACCGGTATGGGTTAAAGATGTTGACGGACGAAGAAAAAAGACTTAAAAAGTTTCCTCATCTAAAAAAGAGGTTAACAGAATCAGAAGCAAAATTGGATGAATTAGACAGGTTAGTAAGAAAAGAACGTGAAAAAAGAATAGCAGAATTGGAAATAAAACTTGATGAGTTAGATAAACGGGTGAAAGAATGAACGAGTTGTTAACTAGTGAAAGCATAAAATTAACAAATTTATTAATGCCGTGGTTAACAGTTTTAATTTCTTTAATTGGTGCTCTATGGTTGAAAGATTTTGCAACTAAATTTATGCAAGGATTAAAATTTAGGATTAATCCTGCTTTTCAAGAAGGTGATGACGTCTATCTTGATGGGGAGTTTGCCAATATTGTTAAGATTGGGACTGCTGCAACTGTTTTTGGTATCATGAACAGTAGAGGATATGTTTGGCGTTATGTTCCTAACGAAAGAATACCGTATTTGAAGCTAGAAAAAATTATTAATTCTGATTTGCATATAGATTCGGAAAGTGAAAAAGCTAAAAAGCTTCAAGATTTAATTGATAAAGGTCAAACTAAATGGATTAACGAAAACAAGAAACGCATAGATAAAATGGAAAACAAATAATGTATAGATATAGGTTTAACTTGGTTAAAGTAATAGATGGTGACACTGTTGACGTTGACATTGATTTAGGTTTTGGTGTTTGGTTAAAAAAAGAAAGAATTCGTTTAGCGGGTATTGATACGCCCGAATCTCGTACTCGCGATTTAGAAGAAAAAAAGTTTGGATTAATAGCAAAAGCGAAAGTAAAGGAACTTTTAAACTATGATTCGTGTATTTTAGTTACTTTTAAAGATGAAAAAGGAAAATTTGGACGAATATTGGGCGACTTTGAAATGATTTATAAAGGTACTAAAGCACCTTTTAGTTTAGTAGAATATTTAATTACCGAACATTATGGAGTACGATATTTTGGACAAAATAAAGATTTAATTAGGACAGAACATCTTGCTAATAGAGAGTGGTTACTTAAGCGAGGAAAGGTAAAGTAATGGCTGAAGAGGTTACAACTAGCTATCAGCTCCAAGTAAGTCCTGTTAATGGTAATCATGACGCTCAAGGGCCTGTGGCTAAATGGGTTCGTTCTATGTGGCGACCGTGTGCTGCACTTATATATCTTTTTATATGTTTATTTGATTTTGTTATTGCGCCTTGGTTTATTCAGGTCGAGATGACAAGTTTATCTGAAATCTTTACTTATATTTTACAAATGCCTTCAGATCAACAAGCTCAAGCTTTAAATACTTTAACTACTCCGCGCTCTTGGGAGAGTTTAACTTTGCAAGGGGGCGGTTTATTTCATATTGCTTTTGGAGCGATTTTAGGGGCTAGCGCATGGACTCGGGGAATGGAAAAACGAGAAAGAGCAGCAGTTGAGAAAGTAGCAAAATAATGCAAAAGCAAACTTTAAATTTGGAAGGAAAGATTATGACACAACTAATTAACCCCGAACGTTTTACGTTAATTAATGGCCTATTGAGGTCATTTTTTTTGGACAAAGGTTTTCACGAAGTTCATACCCAGAATAGATTAAGTATATTGGCGGCTTGTGAAGACCCTTCTACCGTCAGCACTTATAATTATGCAGGCAATATTTGGCCTCTTCCGCAAACTGGCCAGATGTGGTTAGAATATGAATTACTTACCCGCCCCTCTTCGAAGGGGTTTTTTTGTATCTCTACGTCATACAGACAAGAACCAAATCCAGTAGAAGGAAGACATGAACTTATATTTCCTATGTTTGAATTTGAGTTTCCCGGTACGTTTGTAGAACTTGAAATTATGGAAAAAGAGTTAGTAGATTATTTAAATTTTAGTACTCAAAATGAAATAATTTCTAAAGATTATGAAGATTGGACAGATGAGTTTGGTGTAAAAGAACTTACTAATGCTGAGGAAGAATCGATGCATGATAAGTGGAAAGGTAAAGTATGTATGA